TGGAAGACCCCCTTCTTATCCTTGGCGCGTGGTACGACCATCCTGAGGGGGAGGGCGAACTCCCCGGCGAGGAGGCGGGCGGCCTTCTCCTTGTCGGCCTCGTAGAGGTTCGACTGTGCGAGAGCGAGAGCGACCTCAGGAGGGAGACTTGTCTTTCCAACCTCCTTGAGGATGGAGTCGAGGTCTTGGATAAGGTTGGAGGCAGCGTACCGCTGGGTGTCGGGGACTTCCCCGTTAGCTTCTTGGATCTGCTGGACCTTCTGACTATGTTCGTAGATGTCCAGAAGCCGGTCTTGAGGGGTCGTGATAGGAGCGTGTGAAGGGGCACCCTGGGTCCCCTCTAGGCGCGTTCCAGTGACCCTGGGGCCGGTTACAGCCGGAGGGGTGTAGGTGGGGGTTGAAGTCGGCGTTGGGGAAGGCGCTGAGCCTCCACCTCCCCCTCCACCTCCCCCTCTGGGGTGTGGACCCTCTTGTCTGTCCCTACTCTCGTCTGGGGCATCATTAGGGTCCGTATACGGCGTAACGGGCATCTAACCCTCCCTGATCATACGCACAGCAAGGTTCTTCACGCGAGGGGACAGTCCTGGGGTGTCTAGGAGGGCTCGTCCTACTTCAGCGCGGAACTTCCGTGGTTCTTTCTCCACGGAGTTAGGCCCAGGCCCCCACGGCGCACCAGAGGACAAAGGCTCAGTCGGTCTGCCAGTCGGGCCGAATACGAGATGGTCGATACCAGTGATGTCACCGTCGTAGGTGAACTGGTCTGACGAACCATCCTCGTCTACGGGGAACTCTACAGGCTCTTCTACACGCGAAAGGTCGATCTGAGATTCGTCGACCACATCCGTGGCGTCGTTGAGGGCCTTGGCGGTCCCGTGCGGCGCTGCCTCTGGTGTCCCCTGGTTAGCTCTATACTCAGGGGTAGCCATGTTACGGCCTCTTCGACTTGGCGGGGTTGCGTCCCTTGTTCAGAAGTTCCCAGACCTTGGTGTCGCGCTTAAGCTGCTCGATACCGTCACGGATCTGGAAGTAACCTTCCTTAAGGTGCACGGGCAGTTCCTCGTTGTCACAGATCTCTGAGACCTGCGCGTGCAGCTTGTCAAGGTCTTTCCACGTAAGTGCCATCGTTTCTCCTTATGCGCCGGTTGGCTTTACGACTACGTTGGTGATGGGTGGTGGCTGGAAGTCGACATCACGCAGCTTGTCGGCATTCCCTGGGACACCGCCCTTGGAAAGAGCGGTCTGTTGAGTTTGTGCACCAGGCACGGATGTCTGCTCCAGTTGAGCCCCACCAGCTTGCCCGCCCTCGGCGGGTGCCTCTCTCTCTCTAAGCTTGGCGATAGCCTCCGTAAGAGAGAGCCCTTCGGCCTGGAGGACCTGGAGGTCCATGAGCATCTCGACGGGCGCTTCAGAAAGGAGCTTCTGCATGAGAGCGCCTTCCGTGGCCTCCTTCTCGATGCGAGCGTGTTCCTCAGCCGGATCGAGCAAGAAGTCGATATGCTCGCGTGCGGTCTCTCGGCTGATGATGCCTGCTCCCTGGTGCTGGATGATACGCACGTCCGCGTTAAGCCTGTCCAGGCCCGCACCTGCGCCGTACGTAACGGTGTTGATGTGACGTCCCTTGATAGCTAGTTCGGGAGAGTAACTCTTCCTCTTCCCAACGGAACGGATCAGGGGTTTATTGAAGTTCAGGTAGGATTCGTCGACAGCCAAGGCGATCTCGTTGGCTTGAGTTCTGAGCTGAGCCAACAGTCTCTGAATGTTCCGTACGGTAGTAGTGAGCTGCCCCATGGTGGAGTTGACGAAAGCCGCGCTAGCGATGCTCTGAGAAACTTCTCCCTGTCGTTGGATCGGATAACCCGTACCACCGCGCTGCTCTCGGTCCAGGTAGTCAAGCAGAGCGAACAACTGTGGAGCCGCGCCCGCAGGCTCCATCCTTCCGATCTGAGCGTCAGGCACGTTGGGGTCGAGCCGGTAGTGAGTCGTTGGACCGGGCTTGTCTCTTTCATTGAGGACACCCTTCGACACCATCGGGGCGTAAACCATCTGGTCCGCGTAATCCAGGACCTGACGGATGATACGGTTCTTCGTGATCAGAGAACTGAAGATCTGGTCGAACATGCCCCGGAACTGTCCGTCGTATGTGTCCAGTTGTGCGAATGCCACGGGTATCCGCTTGATGTTCGGCTTCCAGCGCTTAGTGATGAACGTACCGCCACTAACGGGTTTCCCGCCCCTTGTGATAGCCACAGCCTGAACGCACTCTTCTTTAGAGTAGTATTCGAGGACTTCCGCTGCCTCTCCAGCCTCTGGACGAGTTGGTAGCTCCAGGAAAGGAAACAGGCGTGCCGCCTGCCGCACAGGCACTTCTCGTACGACAAGTAGGTCTTGAAGCTGACCGTTATACACGTCCGGGTAGGCGTAACGGGGGTCGATCCGATGGAAACGTGGGTATGGGGAGTCGTCCCCCCACGCAACGACCATGAAGGCACCTCCTGCACCCGCGATGTCCATGGCCAGGCGCGGAACGAGGGCTTCGCCATCATTAACCCTCCAGTAGGTGTCGCAGATCGCCTCTCGCAAGTTGGCGTTCTCGGCAGCCTTCTCGGTGTCATCTGTCGCCATACAGCGGATAACAGGTACGCTTTCGGTAACGAGGCGGCTGATGTCGTCCATGCCGACCTGTACCAGGTTCATTACGGCAAGACCCTCGTTATCGTAAACCATGTCGCCCCTGGCCCTGGAGAAGTAATCTCCACGGTAGAGGCTATCCAGGTCCCGCAGACGTGTCTTCCAGTCCTGATAGCCCTCGACTCGGAAGCCTCGGGTCTCCAGGATGAAGTCCGTGTCTAGCCGGGACTCCTTAACAGCCTTGATGTCTACTGCCATCTGAACCCCTTAATCAGGCGCGGCGGGGGCCTCCAGCCCCTGCCCCAACCGGAGTGATCGTCACCGGCGTCCAGCGCCCCCCTACGGGGGACCAGGCGCATGTAGTTGAACTTGATGAACCAGAGTGCCATCAAGATGTCGTCTGTCTGGCTCTGGGGCCACGTCATGACCTCATCCAGCAGCAACTGGCTCATCTCTTTGCCTTCAGCATCACCATATGGTAGTCTGATACGTCCGAACTCAAACTCCACAGCCAGGCTCCCCACGCCGAGGGTGGGATCGCCTTTGTTCCTGTTAGTAGTATGCGGCAGAACCATAGTCTTCGCTCGGATCCTGTCCATGGCAGGGTCCTGGAGTAGCCAACGCTGTGCAGCGTTCTGTTCGAAGATGAAGTAGTCGACAGGTCCATAGTTCTTGAGCATGCTCTGGATGGTCCCAAGCATCTTCCTAACGTTCATGGGTTCATGGCGAACCTCAAGAACTTCGCACTCGAAGGTGTCTCTATCGTATAGAATGTCCGCCACGATGAGCCCAGCGAGCTTAGTTGGCGACGGGTCCATAGAGAGGACACGAACCCGTGGCCTTGGATCCTCCGGGTTGAACGGAGAAGCTCTACCGGCCTTCCTGTGCTGATCCAAGCAACCTCGGTGCTCAGTGTCTCCATAGATCCACTCCGGCATCGCGAGCCGCTCTCCCGCAGGGAGAGGGTTCTGCTGATACATAGCCTCGAAGTTCTGGCTGCCTACGTCCTGGTAAACCTCCATAAGGTCGTTGTACGTCCACTTTTCAGGCCATAGGACGGTCTGCTGAGTCCAATCCAGGATGGCAGGATAGTTGATGTGGAGCCACCTCTTCGGAGAGCCTGGTACTCGTGTAAGCTTCTCCTGCGCCAGTTCTCCATACAGGTCAAACAGATGTAGTCGCTGGCCAATGACGATACAACTAGCGCCTGGTTCAAGTCGAGACATGACATCGCCGTGGAACCATTCGCTCAGCTTCTCTCGCTCGGTCTCAGACCTGGTGGTAGGACGGTCCACAGCATCGTCTACGATGATCCAGTGTGCCTCCATACCCAGGATCTGCTGTCCCGCGCCTCGAACCTGGATACTGAGGTCACCGGACTTGGTTTCTCGGGTCCTACCGTCTACCAGAAGCTCTCCTGAGTTAGGCCGCCAAGGCCAGTCACCTAGCTCTGGCTTGAACCTACCGAAGTCCTTGATGAGGTCCCGGTTGTAGGAGAGCGCATAGCTGATCTCGTTGGTGAACTTCTTGGCAAGCTTATCCGTCTGGCTACAGATCAGGATCTGGAGGTTACGATCCCTGGCGATCAACCATATGGGAAACCAAACAGAGAAGATAGTCGACTTAGCGTGACGAGGGGGACAGTTGATGAGGACACGTTTAGAGGATAGAGCTTGTTTAACCCAGTCCTTATGGACCGGTTGAAGAGTCCTACCTGAGTAACGGTTGAAGAAGGCTTCGAATCCAGCGGAAGTGTCCTCAAGCATCGGCTTACAGTGGGCAGGGAGGTCTCCCTTCGCCTTAGGGTCCGGCACCTCGAAGATGAAGCTCTCACCAGAGTCCTTAGCGTACCTAAGGAGTGCCCAGACCTGTCTCTCGGACCTGTCGATCGCTGTAGCGATCTCCTTGGCGGTCATCCCCCTGGCCTTCATAGCCGCAACCTGAGGGGCCAGCTTAGCCGCCGGGAGCCTCGCCCTAGTCTTAGTCTTCTTGGTGGCCGAATCGACCAAGGTTTTCCTCACCCCGTATCATGGGAGGGTCCGCCTACTCGGACCCGACCACCTAAGAACACGACTTCTCAAGGCCTTTACTTCACGCTCTGGTCAGTATGATAACTTCACACCCATGAAGTGTCAAGGGGCCGCTCACGAGCGGCCTTCTTGCCTTGGTGGGGTACTAGGTGTTTTGTATGTCTAGGCCTTGCCCCTGGCAAGGCTGTTGATGGTACCGGTAACAGTTCTCGTAGGCCCCCTAAGGGGCCTTAACTGTTACACTGAACGGGATAACGTGTGGACTAAGAAAGAAACATATACATATATATATATGTACCCCGGTTTCACCGACCCGTATTCACCCAACTGACTTGAAGTAAGCTCATCACGAGGTGATCCGTGATGAGCGAACTCAAACAGGACAGAACCAGTAGTAAACAACAACACTATGGCCATGTGGGTGTTGGTCGGC